CTGATGGCTTCCGCACTCTGGTGCGTCGATCAATATGTTACGTGTGCAGGTATCACCCTAGCTTTTTCCACAGCGGTATTTCTAAACTGGCCCGCCAACCTTATGTGTTGGATTGTTTTGCCTTGATGCTATGTTCTAGCAATGCCTGTCGTAGTTTGTCTGAACCGCCAACTCTAACATTAATAATACCGTTGTAATAATCATCTCTCTCTAATACACGGCGGTCAAACTGTTCTCTTGCCTCTATGTAGGACATTTCTCCACGGCCTTTGCATAGGTATAGTATTTCTCTTGTGAAGTTTTCTGGGCCTAGTTTGTCTACGTCTGCTTGTAATCTGTCTGACGATCCCCAATAGTCGCGCCAGTCTGATTCTTTGTAGCCTCTGCGTTTGTTTTTCTTGCCTTTTAGTGGTGGCTTGGTTGTTTTAAACTTTGCTAGTTTCTTGCCTACGTATTTTTGCCCAGTGGTAAGATTGGTTATGAGATAAACAAAGCCTTCATACTCGTCTGGTATTGTGTCAATTGTTTTGCCTTCATAAGTCCATTGCATGAACTTACTTATAGATGCCTAGTTATTTTCTGTATCTTTTTTGGTTTGATGCTTTTCGTGTATTTCTTCCATGCGAATTTTAGCAAGACTACGTATTTCTCTTAACCATCGCCTTGCTTCTCTATGCGTTCTTACACTATTTCTTGCTTCAAACTTTTCGTTTGCCTTAAAATACTGCATGTATGCTTTTGTTAATTTGTCATGTATATCGTCGTCAATCATTGTTCTAAAATGTCTATGTCATTAGCGTATGACGTAAACCCATTCTCCTTTACAACTTTAAGAACATGGTTTACTCTACCTACTAATTCGTCTTTGTGGCTAATAAGGTAAACGTTTTTATCACGCTCTCTGCCCATCTTTTTCAAAACTCCTAAGGCATTTTCTACTCCTGCGGTATCCATGCCACTGTCAATAAGCTCGTCGATAAACAATAGATTAATGTTTTGATACAAACTTTCCCAAACATCACGGAATGCAAAGCTCATGCCTAGTATTAGCCTATTTCGTTCGCCTCTTGACAGATTATCAAAATCTAAGTCTTGTCCTAGTTGTGTAATTTCAACATTTAGATCATTCTGAAACACAACTTGATGTGGTAAACCTAGTTTATCAAGATAATAAGTTAGTCTATTGTTTAGATATGCTAAATTTTGGTCAATAATCTTTTTGCGAATAAAACTATCTTTATTTGTAAGCAGTTTTAACAAGAATTCTTGATGCTCTTTGAAACTTGTAAGATTGTTAACAGGTCCCCAGTCAATATCTTGTATTGCGGTACTAGTTAAGTCGTCTATTTGCTCTTGATATGGGTCTTTTTCAACTTGTTTAGTTTGAAGCGTTTGTTTTAAACTGTCAACATTTTGTCTATGTTCGTATGCTTCTTTTGCAGTTTCATAAAAAGTTGTAGGTTTTCCATTAATTTCGCCTATATCTTCTAAACCTTTAAGTACATCTTTTAATTTTTCAGCAACTTCTGTTTGATAAGCCATTGCATCGTTAAGTTCTTTTGTTTTTCTTAACTCAATTTCTGCTTTTTTGTCGTCATGCAGTGCTTGTCCACAAGTATAACAAGTTGCATCTTCAAGATTTACGATGTCTTTTTTGGCTTTTTCAACGCTCTTATCAGCACGTAACAGTGCAGAGTCTAATGTGCTTTTTTCTTTATTAAGAGCCAAAATTGCTGCATTTAATTCGTTCCAATTTTGTAATTTTTCGTGTGTTTCTAGCTCTATTTCGATGTCTAGTTTTTCTAACTGAGAAATACCTTGAGATAATTTTTCGCAATCTTGTTTTTGTTTGGATTGCCATGCACGTTGTCTACCTTCAAGAGTATTAATACTTTCTTTAATTTTTTCATTAGCACTTTGAATAGCATTTATTTTATGTGTTTCTTCTGTGATTGCTTCTTTTGTAACACGTATTTGCTCTTTTAGTGTTTCTGCTTTTTCTGTTAATATAGTAATACCAAGAAGCTGTTCGATAATACCTCTTTGATCATTAGCTCTAAGATTTAAAAAAGGTTCTGTATATGTGTTTAGTGCAACAATGTGCTTAAACATATCGTGACTCATATCAAGCAAGTTGTTAATATATTCCTGAGTTTTACGACTATCGCCTTGACTTTCGTCTGTCATTTCTTGTTCTTGATCATTGATATAAAACTTTAAGATGTTAGGAGAACGACCTCGCTCAATCCTATAATCCTGTCCGTCTTTTTCAAAGTGTAGGGTGACCAACATACCTTTAGAATTTGTCTTATTGATAAGATTATTCCGCTTGATGTTGGTCAGTGCTTGGCCGTACAGTGCGTAAGATAATGCATTGATTATGGTTGTTTTGCCTGTACCGTTTCGTGAGCCAGAATCGTCACCTCCTTGATCGAGATTTTCACCAAGCACGAGTGTGAGTTGCTCTCGGTTAAAATCAACCGCTTGAGTTTGATTACCCACACTCATAAAGTTTTTTACTGTTAAATCTTTTATTTTTATCATAGCTCGTTATAAATGTCCAATAGCATCTTTTTATCAAAGTTGTCTGTATCTAATGCAGAAATTTCTCCTGCAACAATTTGATCTACACTTTCAAATTGTTGTATGTCTAATTCTGTTGTAATCTCTTCAATTTGTTTTTGTGGTATGAGACTTATTTCTCTACAGTTGTGTTGCCCTATATAATTTTCTTTGATAAACTGTGCTTCTTCGTAGCTTATAGGAACATCAATAGTAACACGCAAATACATCTTAGGTTTAATTATGTCAGCGTCTGGATCTAGCAACTTGCTTAATGAAGTTGTGCGATACTTTGGACAGTTCCACCAGTTGATATATTCTGGCTCTGCATTATTTTCTCTATCAAGAATCATCATACCACGTTCGTCGTCCCATGCATCTGCATAGTTGTGAGGAAATGCGTTACCTATGTAGTGTATCTTACCTTGTACTTGACGTTTGTGAAAATGTCCTGAAAATACATATTCTTGATGTTTAAAATGTTCTACACGCAAATCTCCGTGTTCGGGCATTTGCACCATAGCATTCATATAAAAATGGGGAAGTTCGAAATGACCAAACATGTATTTGGCCTTACATTTTTGTATCTTTTTCCATTCGTCGCCTACTAACCAAGGAACAAGTGCTACATCGTCAATTTCGGTAAACTTGTCTACAACGGTAATGCCAGGAATATGTCTTGCAAATTCTGTAGACGTTACATCACGTTTGTCTTTGTAGTACAAATCGTGATTTCCGACAAACATATAAAACTTGTCAAATGCTTTACCTAGTTTTTCAAGGCTACGAATAGTTGCATCCATAGTAGTAAGGTTAAGACTGTTACGATTGTGATGCCAGTCACCACAAAAGATACCAGTTTCGCAACCATTTGCTTGTGCTTGCTCGATAAACCAATCTACAAATTCTTCACAATCTTCGTTGTGTATACGACTGTTGCCTTTTAAACCAAAATGTATGTCAGTGAATACTGCTGCTTTCCTAAACAAGATATTTTACCTCTATTCTTACTGTACAATAATAACAGGTTTTTTGATGCTAGTCAACTGATTTTTTTGACATTTCTGCCTCTCTTTTTTGAGAAGCTTCCCATTCTCCGGCATGTTGTCTTGTATAGCTAGGATTTAATCCGTTTTGTTCGAGTATATCATCTCTGATGTTTTGATTGCGTTTTTCAATATTGATAACACGTACAAATGAGTTAGTGACAGCGGCTGTGTAGTATGCAAACGGGTTATTAGATTTGCTTTCATCAAATTGCAAACCAATCTGTGAAAGTTGCAGTATTGCTTGTCCTTTCATTTCGTCATTATATGTATATCCTCTTACATTGCCTCTTGTAGCATATCTGTCTACAAGTTTCATCCACATCATTGCAAGTTTATTAGTTGCCCTTCCGTGATCTAAACTAAAAAATCCGTTTTCCATACCGCCTTGCCAGTGACTTTTACCTACACATTGTAAGTTACCATCGTCGTCAAATTTAAAATGTTGAAACGGTGGAAAATTTAACTTAACTTTTGTATCTGCAATTGTTTTTGGATTCTTTTTACGTCCAGGTTCTTCTGGTATATGATCAAACATCATAATACGAAAAATTAGTTCTTCTTTAGTAATCTTTCTATAATCTATTTCACACTCTATAAGTTTAACTTTTTCACCTGCAGATTTTCGTTGTTCAAAATCTTCTTGTTGTAAACGCTTTGCTTTGTTACGCTTTGCCTCTGCAATTGTCCTAATATTAATTTTTTCTATACTAGGTAAAATTATATCAAATTGAGCATAGTCGGGGTCTACATAGCTACAAAATGTACTTTTAGATTTATGTATTTCTTTTAAAATATCTTTGTTGTTTAGGTAATTTAATTTTCTCATTTTTACTCCAAATTTTAACTATTATAATATACGTAGATAATTTTGTCAACTAAATAATGTATAAGGAGACAAAAAAATGGCAGTTGTAGACAGTAGAGGTAATCCTGTAACAGATAGCAGTGGCAATCCTGTTTTATCAGGAACACGTAGATCATCATCTAGCACCCAGTCACAAGCTCGCAATTCTATTAGTCCAAGAGAATCGATTAGCAACCTTGTCGGATCAGCAGTCAATTTTGGAGAAAGAGTTGCTGGTGATTTTGGTAGAGCTGTGGTAGAAGAAGTTGTAGATGCAACTGGCTTTGGTAGGTTGCTAAGAGGTGTTAACTTACCGTTATTTGGCATGCCAAATGGCGGCGGGTTCTTAGAAGGGTCGTGGGGATCTGAAGGAGTCGATGATTGGAGAGTGAGATTATCAATTCCACCTAATTTCAATTTACCTGGACCTCTTGGTTCAAAATTAGCCGAAACAAACGGCTTAATTTGGCCTTACACGCCCTCAATACAGATTAACCATTCTGCAAATTATGGTTCTATGCAGCCTACACATAGTAATTATCCTTTTCCGGTATACCAACATAGTCAAGTACAGGCTATTACTATAACAGGAGACTTTACAGTAGAAAATGCAGATGAAGGAATATATTGGATTGCAGCCGTACACTATCTAAGAGCTGTTACTAAAATGGCATATGGTAATACAAGTCATCAAGGGTCTCCTCCTCCTGTAGTGAGACTAAATGGTTATGGAGACTTTGTGTTTAAAAATGTACCTGTAGTAGTAGCTCAGTTTTCAGTTGAATTGCCTAATGATGTTGACTACATACATGTACCTAATGTAGGCCCACAAGGAACATACGTGCCTACAAGATCACAAATATTTGTAAATGTACAGCCAACATACAGCAGACGAGCAGTACATACATTTAGTTTAGATAAGTTTATAGCTGGTGGGTATGCAAATAGTAATGGAGTAGGATTTATTTAATGGCAAATTATAATTCTAGTAGTCCATATTACAAAACTCAATATGTACAAAATCAATATTTAGGAATTCTAAATATTAGACCAGTTCCAGCAGAATCAGACGATGTGCTGTATACAGTTGAAGTACAATATACCCACCGTCCTGACCTACTAGCATATGACCTTTATGGAGACAAAAACCTTTGGTGGGTTTTTGCACAACGTAATATGGATATTATTAAAGATCCTGTTTATGATTTAGAAGCAGGAATACAAATTTATTTGCCTAAAGGCGAACAATTAACAAGAGTACTCGGATTATAAAATGGCATTTAAAGCTCAGAATTTTGCGGAAAGGTTAAGAGCAGCTGGCAGAAGCATAGAAGATAGAGCTTCAGAAGCAGCATCAACAATAGCAAATAACACTGCTAATAGTGCAAATATCAGTGTAGATAGTGTTGCTAGTGCAGTAACAGGTGCTACCTCACAGATTACAGGTGCAACAGTAGATCTAGCAAATAGTTTAAATGGGTTAACAGGACAAAGTATATCTGATACAATAGGTAACCTTGCAAGAGGAGCAGGACAAAATTTTATATCTGGTTTAGTGGGAGGAATTCCCGGCATAGGGGGTACTTTGCTGTCAGCACTAGGTCTCTCATTAAACGGTCAAGGTACAGTAGCTAACGAATTAGATCAATTTGCAAGTTATAATTATATTATTACATTAAGTTGTTTAACACCGTTTGAAGTTAATTTTCCTGCATTTACTTACAGGCAGCGAGAACCTATGATAACGATATGTAGGTCTGGCGGCGGCCCACTAAGAGGATCTAGAATAAGCGTAGAAACAGGCGGCAAAACAGAATATTTTATAGATAATTTACAGATAGACTCTATTATTACTCCAACAACACCAACAAGACTTACAAATGCTACTGGTATGACATTTGATATATTAGAGCCTTATAGTATGGGTAACTTTTTGCAAGCCCTTAATGTTGCTGCGGTAACCGCAGGGTACGTAAATTATTTAGAAGCACCTTATTGTTTGACGATACAATTTAAAGGTTGGGATGATTTTGGACGTCCTGTAAATGCAAGAAGAGCTAGAAGGGTATATCCTATAAAGTTTGTTGACGTAAGATTTACAGTTGACGAAGAAGGAAGCAAATATTCTTGCCAAGCCATTCCTTACAATGAAACTGCACTAAGTGATCAAAATCAATCAACACATACTGATGTGCAAATTAAAGGCAGAACTGTTGCTGAAATTTTGCAAACAGGCGCGGAAAGTTTAACAGTAATGCTTAACAATAGAGAATTAGCACTTGTAGATGCAAAGCAGAATGATGCAGCTAATAACTATATCATTATTTTCCCTGAAAGTTCTGAAAGTGACGGTGCATCAGATTTTGGGCCTGTTAGTAATAACGAAGGTGCTACTACACAAACTAGTAGAAGTAGTTCTTCAGATGGTATGCGCGAATTAAATCAAGAAGATCTACAAGAACTCTTTGCAAGTATTACAGGAATAGAGAATGGAAAACTACCTGCAAACTTTGAGCCAGGTATTAAAAATGTACAAGGTGTTTCTGTAGAAAGATCGCAGTTAGGAGAGCAAATCCGAGAGTTTGTAGAAGACGAAGAGAATCTGAACGACATAGGAAAGGCATCGCTTGTAAGCTCTAATTTAGACGGTGGCCGGCAGCCTATGTCAAGAGCGGGCAATGCAGAATCTGAAACAGTTCCTGGGGAAGTAGACAGATGTAGGGTGCAGAGATCAAACGATGTAAGAACAATGTCAGTATCCACCGGAAAGCGTGTGCAAGACATAATAGAAGGTGTCATAATTGCAAGTGAATTCGGAAGAAATGTTGTAAGAGCAGAACCAGATGAAAACGGCATGGTTCCTTGGTTTAGAATAGATTCTCAAGTTTACTTGGCTCCAGAACAAAGACAAGAACAACGAACAGGTGAAGTTCCTAAAATATTTGTCTATAGAGTGCTTCCGTACAAGGTACATAGAAGTAATTTCCAAACACCTACAGAAGTAAGTCCGGGAATAGAACAATTAAAAAGACAATGTGTTAAAGAGTATAATTATATCTACACAGGAAAAAACAAAGACATTGTTGATTTTGATATTAAATTTGACTTTGCATTCTTTACAGGTATAAACGGAGATTCAGGACAAGCATCATCAGATAGTAAAACAGCAGGTGCTGACGAACTTGCATCAGGAAATACAAGATCTACCACAGGAAGACCTGAAGGAAATTCGGAAGCATTGCCACAAGCTGGTAGATTGAAGTCAAATGTTCCTAGTAGAAATATTACAGACATTGGCGGACTTCCGTTATTTCCTGAAAATATAATTGCCATGAACTTTAATGAGGCATTGATAAACAGTCCAACAGATTTATTTCAAGTCGACCTTACAATACATGGAGATCCTTATTTCTTAGCAGACAGCGGAATGGGCAATTATAGCAGTCCTTCTTTGGGAGGTCTTTTAAATATGTTGAGTGATGGAAGTATGTCGTATGAAGATAGCGAAGTTGACATAAGATTAAATTTTAGAACTCCATTGGATTACGGACCAGACGGGTTTATGGAATTTCCTGGTTTTGGTGCTATTCCTGTAAGACAGTTTAGCGGTGTATATAAGGTTTTAATGTGTAAACACTCATTTAATCAAGGTGAGTTTACACAAACCTTAGATATGATTAGACGTAAAAACCAAGATCTAGAAACAAATACACCACCAGTTGACGGACCTGGCGGTGCAGTACAACAAGCAGAACCAGAAAATCAAATTACACCTACCCCTGAAGCATCTCAAGGAGGTACACAAGGGTCAAGCCAAAATGGCACAGGTGGACAATCAACTGCATCTCCGTCTAGATCTTCTGCACCTAGGACATCTCCAAGACCGCAGCAACGACCTAATACAAATAATGGATTTGGAAATGCTCAAGGCGGCGAGTTTGACACTACAAATGATAATAACGGTTTTGGTTTTAGACGCAGCGGCGAGTTTGGATAAGGAATAATCTATGGCAACTGAAACAAGAAAATCAGATGAATCAGTAGAAAAGATTGAAGGTTCTGGACCGTTTTTAGCCAAAGTAAAAAATCATCTTGACGGCGAATATATGGGACAGTTAGAAGTAGAATTACTTAGGCACAATCAAGAAGGTAACTCTACAGAAGCAACTGGACAAACTGTAACAGTTAGTTACCTTAGTCCGTTTTACGGAATAACTCCTTTTAAAGGCGTAAGCGAAAACGAAGGCAGTCAGCACAGTCAAAACAGTTATGGTTTTTGGGCAGTCCCACCAGATGTTGACACAACGGTATTAGTAATCTTTGCAGAAGGTAATAGGGGTAAAGGTTTTTGGATAGGATGTGTACAAGACCAATATATGAACTTTATGACTCCTGGTAGAGCTAGTACAGGTTTTAATGATGAAAACCCTGGAGAGCCTAGGCCTGTTGTTGAGTATAACAAAAGAACAGAGACCGGAGAAAAAAACAACCCTACTCAATTTATTAAACCCTGTGATGCAGAGGCATGTGCAGCCTTAGAAAGATCCGGGCTAATGGGAGATACGGTTAGAGGTCACACAAGTTCTAGTGCTAGACGTGAAACTCCGAGTATGGTTTTTGGATTGAGTACTCCTGGCCCTGCAGACAGAAGGGATGGCGCACCAAGAACTTCGTATGGAGACGAATCAGGACAAATACAAGTACCTTTTAATAGGTTAGGAGGAAGCACTTTTGTAATGGATGATGGCGATCCTAATCTATTCCGTACTAGTAAACCAAATGAAGGACCTAGTGCATATGCAAGTTTAGATCAAGGAGGATTGTCAGAATATCCTGCAAACGAACTTATACGTTTAAGAACAAGAACAGGACATCAGGTACTGCTCCATAATTCGGAAGACCTAATTTATATACAACATGCAAATGGTACTTACATAGAATTTACTTCTAACGGTAAAATAGATATTTTTTCAAAAGATAGCGTAAGTATACATTCTATGACAGATATTAATTTAAAAGCAGATAGAAATATTACTATGGAAGCCGGCAGTGCTATAAACATGAAGTCGGGTACTAACATAATGCAAGAAAGCGGAGCAGACTTTAACTTAAAAGTAGCCGCCAACGGAAAAATAACCACTGGAGGATCTACAAATATAACTGCAAGCGGAGTATTTGTCACTTCAGATCCAGTACACTTTAATGGTCCTACAGCACAAGGGGCTGGTGCTGCACCAAGTCCTACTCGTGTTCCTGAAGGAGGAGGATGGCAAGGTTCTGAAAACTTAAACCCAGCAGCTCATACTCCGGAACTAACAGAAACGGATAATATACCAGAAACAACAGCGCCTCCTGTCAATAAAGAAGGCGAGTTAATTGGAACTACAGCAAAAGAAACTCCAACAGACGCTGGGCAGCAAAATGTTCCAGATACATTTGAGCAATGTCCGCCTATGGAAACAGAACAACAAAACGGCGAAAGTGGCAGTTCCACTCCAAGTACTAGTTCTTCTACAACAAAAAATCCTGACAAAGCCACTGTAACAAGTGGACCAGATGACGGATTAAGAGGTTAAATATAGTATGAGTTCGCAAGAAAAGAAAATATACAAAGAGATAACAGTTAGTCCAAACGTCAAACCTGATTATGGTATTGGCGCTAAAACCTATAGAGGATTCAGTACAGTTGATCCTGAAGCGACAAGTTACGTTTTGTATGATTTAGCACTCATAAAACAGGACATAATTAATAACTTCCATGTACGTCAAGGAGAGTTATTATCAAACCCCGAGTTTGGTACTATTATTTGGGACGTACTTTTTGACCCACTTACAGATAATTTAAAAGATGCTATTGTACAAAATGTTACACAAATTGTAAACAGTGATCCTAGAGTAAAGGTAGACAAAATTATTGTCGATCAGTTTGAAAGTGGTATTTTAATAGACACTACACTTACTTTTTTACCGTATAATATTTCTGAAAGTATGCGTCTAACATTTGATGAAAATAATGGGTTTGCCTCTATATAATTAAATACGCAGTTTATCAATTTCAATAAATACTGTGTACGGAAAAGGAAGTTGCACATGTCATCAACAGACAGACAAAATAGATTACTTGTAGCTGAAGATTGGAAAAGAATTTATCAGTCATACAGAAACGCAGATTTCAAATCTTACGATTTTGACAATCTACGCAGAACTATGATAAATTATCTGCGTCAAAATTATCCAGAAGATTTTAATGATTATATTGAAAGTTCAGAATATCTTGCATTAATAGATTTGATAGCGTTTTTAGGTCAGAATTTAGCCTTCCGTACAGAACTTAATTCTAGAGAAAACTATTTAGAACTTGCAGAGCGTAGAGAAAGTGTTCTCCGCCTAGCAAGGATGCTATCTTATAATCCAAAGCGTAATCAAGCAGCTAATGGATTATTAAAGATGGAAAGTGTTAGTACCTCTGAAGAAGTTAGGGACAGTAATAATCTTAATCTTGCAAATCAAACTATACTATGGAACGACCCGGCAAATTCTAATTGGTTTGAACAATTTATTAAAGTAATGAATGCTTCATTGCCAGTTAATAACACGATTGGACGTCCTATAAAAACAGATAATGTAAACGGAGTACCTACATATCAATATAGATTTAACAGTACAAATAGCGATGTTCCTGTATACGGATTTAACAAAACTATTGACGGTGTAACAACAAGATTTGAAGTTGTAAGTACAGACGTTGTTGACGGCGCAATAGAAGAAGAAGCACCATTTCCTGGCAATAACTTTGCCTTCCTACAGAGAGATGATGGCAGAGGCGCCGCTAGTTCCAATACTGGATTTTTCTGTCATTTCCGCCAAGGAACTATAGACCAAGGTACATTTAATATTTCTAGTCCTAGTACTAATCAAGTAGTTGCTATAGATGCAGTTAACATTAATAACTCAGATATTTGGCTTTACAAGTTAGATAATTTTGGAAATGAAGAAGAGCTTTGGAACAAAGTTGATGCTGTAGAAGGAAACAATGTTATCTACAATAGTTTAAGTAAAAACATAAGAAATATCTATAGTGTGTTAACTAGAGCAAATGACAGGGTTAGTTTAATCTTTAGTGACGGTACATTTGGTACACTGCCTCAAGGTAATTTTAAAGTGTACTATAGAACTAGTAAAAATAGAAGAATTGTAATAGATCCAAGTGATATGAAAGGTGTTAGTGTAAGAATTCCTTACGTTAGCCGCACTGGTAAATCCGAAAGCCTTACAATTACTTTTAGTTTAAAATATACAGTCGATAATAGCACTGTAAGTGAAAGCAATGCAAGCATTAAAGCAAATGCTCCTGCTACATACTATACTCAAAATAGAATGGTAACAGCTGAAGATTACCAAATTGGCCCATTAGGCATAAGCCAAGAAATAGTTAAAGTAAAAAGTGTTAATCGGACAGCAAGCGGAATAAGTAGATATTTTGATCTTACAGATGCTACAGGAAAATATTCTAAAACAAACTTATTTGCAGACGATGGAATAATTTACAAAGAATTTTTAAATCCTAAACAAACGTTTAGTTTTGCAACTAGAACAGATGTCGAAGCAGCTATTGTTAATGTGATTAATCCAATTTTATCTGATAAAAAAGTAAAGAATTTTTATTATAATAGTTTTCCTAAAATTTTACTAGGAGACCTAAATAATACCTGGACAAATGTAGTAACAGATACTAATTTATCTACAGGATATTTTACTAATGCATCTGGTGTAATTAGTAAACTTGGAACATTTACAGCAAGTACACTTAAACTTGTGAGAACAAGTTCCATGCTTAAATTTTTACCATCTGAAGGAAAATACTACGATACAACAAATAATAACATGATGGAAGATATACCAGCAGATGGAAAAATACCACCTGGCGGAAAATCTTATCTATGGACAAAGGTTATTACGGTAGGCGGAGACGGAACAGTACTAAGAGATGACGGCAACGGACCAGTGGTGTTTAATGATATTATCCCTACAGGGAGTAAACTTGTACAGGTTATTCCTAGACTTGCAACCACACTAGAAACAACTGTGCAAACACAAATTATTGACCAAGCATTTGTTTACAAAACATTTGGGTTACGTTTTGATACAAATGTAGGCGAATGGAGAATTATCACAAATAACAACTTAGATATAAACGGTGATTTTAGTATTGGTAAGACAGGGGATAATACTAACCAACAATTAGACTCTAGTTGGTTATTGTTGTTTGAAACAGATGGCGAAAAGTATACTATCACATATAGAGCAAGTAGATATGTTTTTGAAAGCGATAAAGAAATAAGATTCTACTACGACGGCAGCGACAAAATATATGATAATAGATCAGGAGAAATTATTAAGGATAAAATTAATATACTTAATATCAACAAACAACCTGACTCAGCTGAAGCATTTTCTATAGATTATCCTTGGGAAATTGTAGAGGAATACAGAGACGCAGAAGGATATGTTAACAGTAAAAAAATTCAGGTTAGTTTCTTTGATTCTGACGATGACGGAGTAGTAGATGATCCTGATATTTTTGATGTTATTATAGATGAAACAACAAACCCATTAACCAAGTATGTTTTCTTAGAGAAAAAAACAACTTCTGATGCAGTAGAAGATTACAATTATATCTCACAAAGTGATTTAGGTATAATTGTATTGGAAAGCAAAGACAGTATCGGGTCGTTAACAGCATACGAAGATGCACAGCTATTTTATTATATAGAAACAAATGTAATAGAAAGATTAAACAAAGCCGCAGGAACACTTACTATTGTACAGGATTACAAAGCAAGATTAGGTAGAGACGGATTAAAATTCCAGTACGTGCATGCTGCTGATGCAAACACTAGAATAGATCCTAGTGTTAGTAACATAATTGACACTTATTTGTTAACAAGAAATTATGATACAAATTTTAGACAATATTTAGAAGGTACTACTTCTAGTACTCCGTTGCCACCTAGTTCAGATGAGCTTTACTTAAATTATGGTATTAATATCAATAAAATAAAATCACTTAGTGACGAAGTGATTTATCATCCAGTTAAGTATAAAATATTATTTGGCGATAAGGCACCTACAGACTTGCAAGCAAAATTTAAAATTGTAAAAAATCCTGATCAGGTTATTAATGATAATGATCTTAAATCTAGAGTAATTACAGCAGTAAATCAATTTTTTGCTTTAGAAAATTGGGAATTTGGAGAAACTTTTTACTTTTCAGAACTTAGTGCATATGTTATGCAAGAATTGACCCCTGACTTGGTTACCTTTGTTGTTGTACCTAATCAGAGCACTCAAAGTTTTGGTAGTTTATTTGAAGTAAAATCAGAAGCAGATGAAATTTTTATAAGTGGTGCAACTGTAGATGATATAGATATAATTGATGGAGTAACTGCATCTAGACTTAAAGCAGATGGAAGTATAGTTACAACTTCGGCCACACCGTATGTTGGCATCCAATCAGGAGGTAATAGCTAAAAATGGCTTTCGAAAACGATCAAAACGAATCAGCTCTACCTGTTAACGGGAATAGTAAAAGAAAAAGTCAAAATCATTTACCTCGCTTTTATAGAACGCAGGCAAATACTAAATTTTTAAGTTCGACCTTAGATCAATTAATACAACCTGGCGTAGTTGAAAAAATCAATGGATACGTTGGTCGCAAAACATCTAAAGCATTTAATCCTAAAGATAATTATGTAGGTGATGTTTCTTCTGATAGAGAAAACTATCAACTAGAGCCTGCAAGTATTATTAAGGATGATTTAGGTAATGTTACTTTTTATAAAGATTACAATGATTACGTAAATCAATTAAGAAGTTTTTTCAATCAAAACGTTGATCACAGTGTAATTAACAGCCAAGAATATTATGCATGGGAACCTCATATAGATTGGGATAAATTTATCAATTTTAGAGAATACTACTGGCTACCAAGTGGTCCTCAATCAATTAGTGTTAAGGGAAATACAATAGATGTTGAAAGTTCTATCACAGTAAAAATTGGGGACAACCAGGACAATAACACTTATTTGTTTTCAACATTTCCGGGCACTAACAATCCTACACTTACATTATATAGAGGACAAACTTATAAATTTGAAATAGACACTCCTAATCTTCCGTTTACAATAAAAACAAAAAGGACATTAGAAAGTGGATTTGACCTTGACAGCAGTAGTATACTTGTTGAGAACGGTGTCGATGTACAGAATTTAGAAAAAGGTGTTTCTACCTTTATACTAGGCGACGATGTTCCTGACACAATTTATTATGTTGCAGCAAATGATATTGATGCTGCCGGAACTATTATTGTAAAAGATATTGAAGAAGCAACGTTTATAAATGTCGATGAAGAAATATTAGGTAAAAGATTTTATAAAACATCTAATGGATTTTCTCTTTCTAATGGAATGAAAATTAATTTTATCGGAGATGTAGAACCTGCAAAGTATGCTACTGGTGATTATTATGTAGAAGGAGTAGGCACTGCTATTCGATTAATATCAGAAAAAGATTTAAATGTTCCCTCTGCATTTACGGATGATATAATTTTAGAATTTGATGCTGAGGGTTTTGATAGATTACCATATAGTAGGGCTATTGGTTATCCTACAGACAAGGATTATTTTATTATAAACAGGTCAGCAAACGACGGAAATTTATGGAGTAGATACAATCGCTGGTTCCATAAATCTGTTATAGAAACAGCAGCATCTGAAAATAATCAACCTGTAGAAATTGATCAGTCAGCTAGAGCAAAACGTCCTATTATAGAATTTGCATCTCAGTTAAAATTATTTAATTTTGGCACTAAAGCAAAGCAAGATGTAGATCTAATCGACGACTATACTACAGACGTATTTTCTATCATAGAAGGCAGTACAGGATATAATGTTGACGGTATAGACATTGCGGAAGGTATGCGTATTCTGTTTACAGCAGATACTGATATTTTAGTAAATGGCAGAATTTTTGAAGTAGAGTTTATTAATCATAATGTAGGCGGCGAGCTAGTTCAGGAACGACAAATTTACCTTAAAGAAGTTGGTGATACCCAGCCTTTAGAAAATGAAGTAGTTCTTGTATCAAATGGCGTTAACAATAAAGGTAAACTTTTTTACTACAATGGTACATCATGGGTAGCATGTCAAGATAAAACTCAAACTAATCAACCCCCGTTGTTTGACCTGTTTGACGATGAAGGAAATAGTTATAGCGATCTAAATGTATATCCTGCTTCTAATTTTGGTGGTAATAAGATATTTTCATATAAAGAAGGTACAGGATCAGCAGATACAGAATTAGGAATAGCTTTATCATATAGAAGCATAGAAAATGTTGGAGATATTGTATTTGATTTTAATTTATTATCTGACAGTTTTACATATACACTAAACAATCAGATATTTTCTAAAAACTCTGATATAGCATATTTGCGGAAGTATACTGACAGACTAAATTACGATACAGTTAATGGTTGGCAAAAAGCAGAAGCAGATAGCGATCAACCTGTTATCAGACAGTACGTTTTTGACAATACTACTGTTGGATTTGAAATTGATGTTTATGATAATAGTGCATTATTAGAAGACTTATGGATTAGGGTATACAAAAACAATACATTAGTTTTTGAAGGAGTAGATTATACTTTACAAACTAATGTAAAAAACAATTATAATGTTGTTTTTAATAATGATCTAAATTTAGATGATGTAATAATTATCAAAACAAAAAGCTCTGCAAAAAAGAATGACAATGGATTTTACGAATTACCTATTAACGTAGAACGAAATCCAAATAATGACAACTTACTTGATTTTACTTTAGGAGAAGTAAATGACCATGTGGGTACAATAGTAGAAGGCACACATGAGTTCGTTGGAGTCTATCCTGGAATAGGAAATCTAAGAGACATAGGCCCAATTTCAAAATTTGGTAGAAGATTTGTACAACATAGTGCTCCAACAAATTTAAGTTTGTATCATATATTAGACAAAGACAGTAATATTGTTAATGCTATTAGATTTGCAAGACGAGAGTATGCAAAATTTAAGAGATCTTTTATTACTGAAATTACTAATCTAGGCATTGACAAACCAGTAGTAGAACACTTTGACGAAGTTATGAAAGTTATTAATAGAGATAAAACAGATACTATGCCGTTTTATTTCTCTGACATGATAGCATTAGGAGCTGTTAAGAAAAATACCTATACTGTAATAGATAGTGATGAAATATTTTTTGCACTATCAGCGGTATTTAATTTAACAGATCAAACTCGTAAGTCTGTATTAGTTTACAAAAATAATGTGCAACTTGCCTATGGTGTAGACTATACTTTTAATACAGATGGATTTTGCGTAATTACCGCTGATAAAGCAGTAGATGACATAATTAATATTTACGAATATGAAAATACAAACGGAAGTTATGTACCACCAACTCCTACCAAGTTAGGTTTATATCCTAAATATGTCCCACAATTTATTATTGACAATACATATCAACCTTATATAAATTCTTATACACCTACAAACAGTAATAAAACTAGATTTGCTATAACGGATTTACATAAAATAATACCTGACAATTTGATCAAGGTATATATTGAAGGTGCATTGCAGACTAGTAATTATACAATTGATAGATCTGTAGATGAAGATGCTGTAATCTTTGGAACTCCTATAGAAGCTAACGATACAGTAACCATCGAATATCCAAAAGTTTACATACAAGGACATGATGGAAGTAGAATTTTTGCGTATAATGATTATAGAGACGATTTAATTTTCGAATTAGAAAGAAGAATTTTCAACAATATTAAGGTTGAGTACGATACTTCTTTATTTGACATCCATGATTTTATCAGCGGAGAATTTAGACAAGCAAAAATTACAAGACATGATGCAAACAAGCCTATGTTGAAAGATTTTCTTGAATGGGCCAACTTTGTAGAAACTGATTATACTGCACATACTTTCTTTGAAAGAGAAAATAAATTCACATTTAATTATAAAAACTTACCAAGCATAACTGGCAGTGCAGTACCTGGTTATTGGAGACAAATTTATAAAGAAGCATTTGATACAGATCGCCCTCATACGCATCCATGGGAAATGTTAGGATTTAGTATTGAGCCTAGTTGGTGGGTAGACGTTTATGGTCCTGCGCCGTATACATATAATAACGAAATACTTTGGTCTGACATAGAAGCAGGCATAGTTAGAGAGCCCGGAAAGAAACTTGTATTTTTAGAAAAATATAAACGCCCAGGCATAAAATCTGTTATACCTGTAGATGCATCTGGTAATTTACTATCACCTATAGACAAAGGATACATTACTCAATTTGATTCATCAATGATTGATGATACGTTTGTGTTTGGTGACGGCGCCCCTGCAGAATCTGCATGGAGAAACAGTGCAGAATTTCCATTTGCTTTATTAACATCTATGGTTGTTAATTGTCCTAGCAAAGCATTTGCTACAGGCTTTGATAGAATACGCCAAGTTAAAAATTTAGCTGATCAGATTGTTTATAAAGAAACAAACAAAAGAATCAATTTAAAAAATATTGTATTTCCAAATACTAGCAAAGACACTACACAAGTGTACACTGCTGGACTTACTAACTATATTGCGAACTATATGTCTTCGGATGTTCTTACATCGTATGTTGACTATAAGTCCAACATACGAAACCTAACCAATCAAATAGGATTTAAGTTAGGAGGATTTACAGACAAAGATAAGTTCAAATTAATTCTCGATAGTAGAACACCTACTAATCAAGGCAATGTTTTTATCCCTGACGAAAATTATAAAATATTTTTAAACACTAGTTCTCCTATACAAACTGTATCATACAGTGGTGTAATTATCGAAAAACGTGCCGACGGGTTTGTGGTAAAAGGATATGACAAAGAAAGTGCAGAATTTAATTACTTCCAGTCTATTGCTACACAAAATGATCCCTCTATAAACATTGGAGGTATTTCAGAACCTTATTTGACTTGGAATGAGAATAAAACCTACACAGTAGGACAAAATGTTGAAAACCAAGGCTCATATTTTAGAGTTAAAGAAACACATGTCAGTGGTAATACATTTGATAATAGTAAATTTGCCAAACTTGCGAGTTTACCATTAATAGGTGGCAGAACTGCATTCGTAAGAAAACGCTTTTCAAATACAGTATTGACCTTAAGTTATGGAACATTGCTTCCAAAAATACAAGACGTAATTGATTTCTTATTAGGTTATGGCGAATATTTAGAATCTATAGGATTTGTTTTTGATTATTTTGAAGGTAACGAAAAAACCGTATTTAATTGGCGTCACAGTGTTAATGAGTTTTTATTCTGGACTACCCAAAATTGGGCAGAAGGATCCGTTCTCACTCTAAGTCCAGCAGCTAACCAATTAAAGTTCCAAACAGAATATTCTTCTGTAGACAATATTTTTGATAGTTTTTATGGTTATACCCTTTTCAAAGCAGACGGTAAAAAGTTAGTAGAAGAATTTAGTAGTTTGGGTAGAGAACCTAATACGTTTGTAATTAAACCCAAAAACACAGAAGACGGAATATATGCAGTTAGATTGCCTGTTGTACAAACAGAACATGTGTGCTTGATAGATAACAAAACTGTATTTGGTGATGTAATTTATGATTTACAACCAGGATACAGACAAGAACGAATTAAAATTTTAGGCTACAAAACAGACGAATGGGACGGCAGTTTAAATATTCCAGGATTTATATATGACAATGTTATTATAAACGAATGGGAAGCCTGGCAAGATTATTCTATTGGTGATGTTGTAAAATACAAAGAGTTTTACTACAGTGCAAAAAATAAAATTCCTGGCGAAGCAACCTTTACTGCATCAAAGTGGGCTAGATTAGATGACAAACCAGAAGCAGGATTATACGCAAACTTTGATTATAGAACTAATCAGTTTGCAGATTTCTATGATTTAGATAGCGATAACTTTGACGTAGAACAGCAGAAATTAGCCCAGCACTTGATAGGATATCAAAAAAGAGATTATTTAGAAAATATTGTTAACGATAGTGTTAGCCAATATAAATTCTATCAAGGATACATCCAGGATAAAGGCACACAAAACGCACTAACAAAACTTTTTGATGTTCTAAGTAGTGCTGATAAGGATAGTTTAGAGTTTTATGAAGAATGGGCTATTAAGGATGGGCAAGTTGGTGCAGCAAAAGGTTTTGATGAAGTAGAATATATTTTAGACGAATCTAAATTTAGACTTACACCTCAACCAATTGAGTTAGTAAATTCTCTTCCAGCAGAACCAAAAGATTTAGTTTATAGAATTTTGCCATATGAAACTTATGTTAAGAATGACGATTATGATCATTCTCCTTTCCCTGGTAAAAATGTTTTAAACACATACATCAAGAATGCCGGTTATGTAAATCAGCAAGATGTTAGAGGTATTGTAGCAGAGTATGTTAATATTACAGATTTCTTTATTTCCCAAATACGAAAGGGAGATTATGTATGGGTAGCAAACGAAGATAGATCTTGGAGTGTATATAAGCATGTAGATTCAGATTATAATATTACAGACATAGAACAAGGAACCGACGAAATTACTGTTACAGTCAATAAAACTGTAACAGATTTGAATGTTAATGATGTTATAGGTATATCTGATTTATACAAGTTTAATGCTGTAGGCGACATTTCTTCTACTACATCGTTTAATAAAATTAATTTTGAGGAATTTGTAGTAATTACAAAAATTCTTAACAATAAGATTACATTTAGTACAACAACTACAATAGAAGATACAGAAAATATTACCGGACAACTTTCTAAATTTGTAAAGGTTAGAGCTAGTACTCCTATACAAGCTAATGAAATCTTACAAAAAACTTTAGATAAAAATGATTATATATGGATTGATGATGACAACACAGGAGCATGGTCAGTACTAAAAAATAATCAATCATTTGTTACTCAGGAAAGATTGTACAATGGTAACACTGGCTTAGGCCATTCTTTTGGTAATGCAATTAGTGTTGACAACAGGAATGCTACGCTGGCAGTCGGAGCACCTGATTATGAAAATGGTAAGGTTTATATTTACAATAGACCTTCTAACTCTACAACTTGGATACAAACACAAACTATAGAGCCAGAAGAATTTGCAGATCCGTTAGAAAGATTTGGAGCAAGTGTGTCTTTGACTCCTGATGCACAATATTTGTTTGTAGGGTCTCCAAATGCTAGTAATGTTAAAACAAAATTCGAGCAGAATTTTAATAGAACTACAAATTATGTAAAAGGATCTATTGTAAAAGATAACCAAAGCCTTTGGCAAGCTACAGTCGATATACAAGGCGAATTAGATAATATTTTATTTGATCCCTTTGCATCAACAACACAAGCAATTGAAACTTTATCTATAGAAAGCGATTCTACACAGCAAGGGCCTGTGTTATTAGTAGGTAATTATGCTATCGATACAAACACTGGTTTGTATGCATTTCCTAATACGCCCACAACTCATTTTTTAATAAGAGCACCGAAAGAAATGTATGAAGGTTCTGGAGTTGGAGATGAGATTAGATTAGCATGGAATGAAATTACTTACTCAAACCAAGGTCAGTCTGTATTAGTTGCAAAACAGCCCTTTAATGGAGATTTTACACTAATAACAAATTCTTATTTAGAAGATTTAGATAAAACTATACAAAATAAAATAGATATAATTTTGTATTTTTCTTCTGCAACAAATATTCCTGTTGAAGGAGAAATACTACAAACCACTACAGGTAGCGGAACAGTTGCTTATGTGTATTCTGATGCTGCTGAAACAGTGATTTATCTAAAAGATGTTAATGGATCGTTTAATTTAACAGATAGTTTGTTTAAAACCAACGGTGATTTTATAGGCGAATATGAAACACAAGCACCTATAGACTCGGTCGACACCAGCGATGTATGGGGCGGTTACTGGATGGTAAAAACCGGAGTACCGTATACTCCGACTACACTTACAACAAATACTGATGAAGGCAAAGGTTTAGTTATATATGATGTTATTCCTGACAGCACTGCAACAGGAAGATATTATGTTAATACCTTTGATAATGTTCCTGCTGTAACAAGCAGCCAAAACACCATTCCTGGATATATTAGAGTCTTAAGTTTTACTGGTTCTCCGGGTCCCGGAGGCATATCCGGGTCAACACTTAGTGATAAGTTTGTGGTTAGGGCTTCAAAACAGATTACTGATGGCACATTAGATACTGTTACAGCAGGGGATGAAATATATTTGTATGTAAATCAATTACCTAGATATGGAGTAGGTATTGTAAACGATTTGTCAAGTATTAATCTTACAACAACTGATACAAACAAAAAACACACAGTAGTAGATGTATGGGATGGATATATTAATTTTGATTTTACTAAATTTACGTCAGGAGGCCTACCATTCGAGCCGCGTGTAGGCCTTACTGTAAGAGATAGAACACAAGGCGGAACAGCAGAAGTTGCCTTTTATCAACGAAACGGTTTAAACGTAACTATTTTTGTAAAAAATAAGGTAGGTAACTGGTCAGAAGGCGATGACTTTGGACAAAATGCTGAAATAGAATTTTTAGGTGTTCCTGGAGACCCGGATCCAATCTATCAAGTAGATCGTATCATGGGGCAAATACAGTACACTGGACTGGGCTTTGATTCTGCTAACATAGGTAAATTAATTGTATTACAAGCACAGGATATTATCCCTGTACCGGCCTTAGATTATTTGTCTGATGCAGAATGTTGGTTCTATAAAAAAGAAGATACATTTGGCAGTGAAACTGTTGAAGGAATAGCAAGAGCTGCAAACGTTCCTAGTCCTACAAATAACGAATGGACACAAGTTTACAAGATTCCAACAGATTTAGAAGGCACTGTAAGCGGATTGACTAATCAGGGTATGTTTGCAGTTTACATTAGATCTAAACCCGGTGTATACGATTTTCTATCTGGATATACTGTACCAGAGCAAAAGAATAATTTTTATTTAGGTTCACAGATCGTCACATCTAAGTATAATGATTTGTATAGAGCATTTATTCATGCAACTGGCACCGAAATGGAATCAGATCCAGGTAGAATTTATATGCTTAAAAATGGCATAGAAAATGGAATAAGATTTGCGTGGGATTATGCTAAAAACAAAAAGTTTAAGGGTGCGTTTAACGATTCTATAAATTATTTTACAGGAGACATTGTTTATATTGCTAATCCTGCAGATGCAAACACAGGAACACTTTACACTTCAAAAACAAATATTGCTCCTGGAGCATTTGATTCTACAGATTGGACGTCGACAGATGATTTAATAGATTATGTTGGATACATTCCAAACGATACATCTCAAAGCGTTGTTAATGACAGCACAGATGGTAGTACAGTTTTAGATCAAGGGGCTTTATATAAATTTGGCACATCGTTTGATGTTTCAAAAAACGGAGATGTTTTAATTGCATCAGCTCTTTACGACAATGACAAACCAAACAAAGTAGTTGTTTACAGAGCTAATAACGGCCACTTTGAGAGAAGTCAAGAAATATTAGCTTCTGATAATACAATTGGTTTTGGTCAAAGCATAGCTATTAGTGATGATGGTATGTTTATTGCAGTAGGTGCACCATATAACGATGATGTTAAATTAGACCAAGGGCAAGTTTTTGTTTACAAACAGATCTCAGGACAATTTGAGTTATATCAAACATTAAACAGTTACAATAACGAACGTGCAGAAATGTTTGGATGGAAAGTAGATTTTGATGGAGGCACTCTTGCAGTTTCTGCAAGAAATGCCGATTCTTATTTTAATACTACATTTGACGGACCATCTGTATATGCAAAAAATACAGCTCCTGTAACTTATTTTGATGGCGGGTTTACATCTTTTAGAACAACAAATGATGACAGTGGTGTTGTTTACCTTTATGAAAACTATAATAATACATTAATTTTTGCACAAACAATACAATTAGCTGATCCTGAAATAAATTATTTTGGACGTAATTTACTTTTAAAAGACAACCATGTTTATGTTGGATTACCTAAACTTTCACAAGCAGAAATTACAGACACCCAAGGTCAAGTTGTTGATTTTAGACGTCCTAGTGAGCTACCTGTATGGACAATACATAGACAAGAAAAACAATCTGTTGACATTAGTAAAATTAAAAAAGTATTCTTGTATAACAAAGAAGATAAAGAACTTATAACTTATTTGGATTTTATAGATCCTTTACAAGGAAAAATTGCCGGCGAAGCAGAGCAAAATATAAGATTTAAAACAAGTTATGATCCTGCTACATATACTACAGTATCAGCAGCTGATAGAAGTATTATTATAGACGACACTAATGGATGGGGCAAAGAATACGTAGGTCAAGTTTGGTGGGATTTAAGCACAGCTAAATTTTTATTGCCATACCAAGATACAGTAATTTTCAGTACTCAAAACTGGAATGTGTTATCTACAGGTAATAGTATAGACGTGTACGAATGGGTACAAAGTGATGTTTTACCTTCAGTATGGGATACTAGGGCAGATACTAACGAATATTTCCCTAAAGGATATAGTGGAACAAGTTTATATGGGGATGATATCTACAGTACAAAAAGAGAATATGATAGTGTAAGTCAATCATTTAAAACAAAATACTATTTTTGGGTAAAAAATAAAAAAATTACTCCTAATGTAGAATTTAGAACTTTAAACATTACTGATATAGCAAGTTATATTGAAGATCCTGCAGGTGCAGGGTATAGATTTATGGCATTTATTAGTCCTACACAATTTGTACTTTACAATTGTGACGATTTAATAAAAGGAAAAGATGTTGCACTAAGCGTACAATTCTACACAATAGAAAAACAAGATCAAAACATACATAATCAATATCAAATAATATCTGCAGGTTTAGAGACAAGTTTGCCTAAAGACGATATTGTTAATAAATGGTTTGATAGCTTAATAGGGTATGATGTACAATCAAGACCAGTGCCTGATCCTTATGTTTCAGAAAAATACAGATATGGTATCTTAAATAATCCTAGACAGGGATGGTTTATAAACAAAACGGAGGCACTGAAGCAGTTTATTGAAAGAACTAACCTAGTTCTAAAACAGAATCTTATTATAGATGACAAAATTATAACTCCATTGTTTGCAAATGAAGTTGCTCCTAGTGCTGTTTTAAATCTTTATGATACTACAGTTGATAGCGTAGACGATCTTGCATTTGTTGGTATAGCAAGAGCAGAAAGGGCAGAGCTAACTCCGGTTGTTAATGATGGTAAGATAACTCGTGTTATTATTGCTAATGCTGGTAGAGGCTATAGAACTGCTCCTACTGTTACAGTTAGCGGAAAAGGAGAAGATGCAGTAATAACAACATCAATAGATAGCCAAGGTAAAGTTACAGGAGTAACAATAGAAAATAGTGGTAGTAATTATGATGTTGATACTTTACTAACTGTTAGAAGATTTAGTGTGCTTGTAAGTAGCGATGTAGGAATTTCAGGTAAGTGGGCAATATACGAACGTTTAGCAAGTTCTTGGAATAGAATAAGAAGTCAATCATATGATACAAGTTTATATTGGGATTATATAGATTGGTATTCAACAGGATATAGCGATTTAACTAGTATAGATTTTGTTATTGACAATGCATACGAACTTAATTCTATTGATGTAGCAATAGGTAATAAGGTTAAAATTAATAATATCGGCTCAGGTGGATGGTTATTACTAGAAAAAATACAAAATGAAGACACGACTGACTATACTATAAATTATAAAACAATAGGTAGAGAAAACGGCACAATAGAATTTAGTAGTAAACTTTATGATGTGTTAGCTTCAAATGTAGGGTATGACACTATTAGTTTTGATAGTAAAATTTATGATAATGAACCAACAATAGAACTACGAGTAATACTAGATGCTATACGGAATAATTTATTCATAGATGATTTACAAATAGAATTTAATAATTTATTCTTTGCAAGTTTGAGATACGTATTTGCAGAACAAAAGTACGTAGATTGGGCATTTAAAACAAGTTTTATCAAAGCAGTACATAATGTAGGATCATTAAGAAAAGATATTACATTTAACAATGATAACTTACCTAGTTATGAAGCTTATATAGAAGAAGTAAAACCATTTGGTACTAAGATTAGAGAATATTTAAGTTCTTATGATGGTTTAGAAAATACTCAATCTGTTGTTACAGATTTTGATTTGGCTCCTGTTTATAAAGATGCTTACAAAACAATATTGCCAGAAAGTGTTAAAGTTTTTGATGGAACAATTATCGGCACAGACGCTAATCTAGAAACATATCCGAACAAACATTGGTTAGATAATTTAGCATATAAAATTGTAAGAGTAGAAGTTACGGATCCGGGAGAGGGTTATTTAAGTCCACCTGTTATAGAAGTAGAAGGAAATGCTATATTAAAATCCTACTTAGGTAAGAATGGTACACTTACTAGTGTAGGAGTAATAGATGGAGGAAGTAACTATATAAGTCCACCTAATATAACTATTAATGGTAATCTTAGAGACGGCGGTAAGCCTGCAAAACTATCTGTTGTGTTAGGAGATAGTCCTGTACGAAGCATGCATACGGTAGTTAAATTTGATAGAACTACTGGAATATATTTGCATGCTAATATCGATTCTTCAGAATCATTTGTAGGTTCCGGCAATATATATGATTTCGATCTAAAATGGCCTATGAATTTAAACAAGGATACAGTAACGGTTACTGTAAACGGAATAGAATTATTAGATAGCGAATACAATTATACAAACATAAATGATACTTCAAAAGGATATACTAGACAAGTAGGTAGAATAGAATTTACAGAAGCGCCTGCTGTAGGAGTGCCGATTGCAGTTACTTATAAAAAATCAGTTAATCTATTCCAAGCACAAGATAGAATAAATCATTATTATAATCCTACGGTAGGCATGCCCGGCAAAGACCTTAGTCAATTAATGCAAGGCATTGACTATGGCGGAGTTGAAGTAAAGAGTTTTGGATTCGGTGGTCCAGGTGGCTGGGATGGAGAAAAAGGCTGGGGCGAAGGAACATGGGACACTACCTATGATACAAGCTACGAGGATGAAATTTATACTATAGACGAAGATAGTACCACAGTCTTTACATTTAACACACCATTGGAAGCATCTACAGTTTACAATGTTTACAAAAACGGAATTAGAATAGACGATCCGGATTATGGCGGCAGTCCAACAAATCCAAATGCTGTGATGTTAAGTATTACAGGTAATGGTGAAACTGGATGGACAAGAACTGACGACAATGTTGATTCTACAGGACTTATTGTATTTAATGAAGAAGAAATATCATTTGATGCCGGAGACGAAATAATATTTAGAAAATCCACTAGCGATGGCACATTTGATATTGATCCAACAGGTTACGATACAATACTAACTGGAGGAAATTTAAGTTACACAACAGCAACTGGTTTAAGATCTGAAGACATAACAGTAGATGGCGATGGATTTGTCACTCCTACTACATCAGCAGGCCCTGAGGAATTGATACCCGGTCAGGTGCTGGATACTGTAGATATACAAGTGTACGAAAGACCCAAAGGTGGCGCCAGTCAAATTACTTCGAGAGTTTATGTAGGCGATGGGTCTACAACGACATTTGGAATAGGCACAGGACCTATATTAAAAGATGACTTATTTGTAAAGATAGACTACAGAATAATATCATCTAGCGATTATACAATTGATTATGCAGAAAAAACAATAACTTTTGAAACAGCACCTACAAATGGAGAGCGCATTAACATTGTTACGCTAGGTGTATCTGGATCTGATATTATAGATATAGACGAATTTACTGCTGATGGTAGTACTGTAGAATTTTTAACAAACGTAAGGTTTACGGATACGTTAGATTATTACATAACTTTAAACGGCGAAAAACAAAATAATGTAATATATAGATCAGACGAAACATATGCTGTTCCTAATAATGTTGTCATAAAATTACCTTCGCCACCAGAAGCAGGTAGTAAAATTAGATTTGCATTTTTTGAAAAAGAATCAATAGAAAGTGTCAATGTCCACAGTGAAGTTTTAATTGACAACTTTACAGCAGATGGTAGCACAACAAGTTTTGAACTTAGTCAAACTCCATTCTCGCAAAACCCAACACAGTGGTTTACTGTAGTTAAAGTTAATAATAAAATACTAAATGCAGGTTATAACAAGAGACATGAAGCAACAGCAGGTCAGTTAGAATTTAAGATTGACGAATGGCAGTTTCCTGCAGGAACTGTCAGGGCAGGCCAAATAAAAGTTTTCATAAACAACGAGGAAAAACAAAATATTGTTTCATGGGACTTTGTAGGAAGTGCAAGCAGTAGCTCTAGTCCAGGACAGTTAGTTAGATTTATTCCAGGAACAGTAATAAATGACGGAGATGTTATTGACATTTATGTTCTTTCCGACGGAGAATACAATTTTGGTACTTTTGATGGAGATTTTAACTTTACAGAAACTCCTGGTATTTTACAATTAAATGATCCTTATAATGAAGGAGACACTATAACGGTTTATCAATTTAGCAATCATGACAGTCAAGGATTTGAAAGAATAAAATATGACGTTGTTGATAGACTTAATATAACAACCGGTACAGGAATAGACAGCACTGTAGAAGACTTGAAAACTGACTGGTATACTATCCAACACCTTAGAAATGGACTTGTAGAACTACGATATCCAGCAGTGGATGCACAATATGTCTGGGTAACAATAAATGGTGATTTATTGATGCCTAGTGTAGATTACTATGTCACTGATAATAAAAGATATGTTAAAATAGATGCAGATATTGATGAAAATGATAAGTTAGAAATTATTCATTTTGCTGCACCTACAACTGTAAATAAATTTGGATGGCGCCAATTTAAAGATATTCTAAATAGGACACATTACAAGCGTCTGGATGGAGGTAATAATTTCCTATTAGCACAAGACCTTATGTGGTATGATGATGAAATTGTTTTAGAAGATGTTACTAATTTGCCCATTCCAGTTGCAAACTCTAATATTCCATCTGTAATCTTTATAGAAGGCGAAAGAATAGAGTACTTCTTAGTACAGGATAATAAATTATTACAAATTAGAAGAGGAACATTAGGAACAGGAGTAAAAAATTCTTATGCAACAGGAACAGAAGTTTATCCCCAAGGCATTGAAAACACTGTTCCTTATAAAGATGAAACTTTAACAACGGTGTTTATAGGAGACGAAACATCTACACAATTTGAGTTGGATTTTGTTGCTCAAAGTGTAAATGAGTTTGAGGTATTTGTTGCAGGACGCCGATTACGTAAAACATCGCTTGATAATTATCAGCAACCTATAAGCAATACAGATAACACAGTACCTACACAATTAGATTCTCCAGAAGGTGATATTGTACTTGCTGCTGAATTTGAGGTTACAGGTAATATTTTAACCTTACTTGAGCCTCCAGGCATAGGAGAAAGAATAATTATAATTAGGAAACAAGGAAAGCTATGGAGTGATCCTGGAACAACATTAGGTGATACAAATAATCAGATATCCAGGTTCCTACGGGCAAAAACTGTAGACTTGCCGCGATAAATACACTAGCAGGATGTAAAAAATGACAGACAAAATTAATGAAAAAACAGGGTTACTAATACAAGGTCACATCAAAATCCATGAGCCTGATACTGGTAAAGTAATCATTGACAAACGTAATGCTATTCATTATGAAAACATGAGTATTTCACTTGCAGAAAGTTTGGGCAATGAAGGACAAGGTTGGATTTATGAAATGGCATTTGGTAATGGGGGAACAAGTGTTGATCCTACAGGAATCATAACATATCTAACACCTAATAGCACAGGTACAAATGCAAGTCTTTACAACCAAACCTTTACAAAAGTAGTTGACGATAGATCAATAAACAACTTAGATCCTGCTAGAAATAAAATTGAGACTCGTCATGTAAGTGGTACAAATTATACAGATTCGTTTATAACTTGTTTGTTAGATTATGGAGAACCTAACGGACAGGATGCATTTGATACAGCAACAGATGCAAATAGTTTGTATGTATTTGATGAGTTAGGTTTAAAAGCATATTCTCCAACTGGAGATGGCAGGCTTTTAACACATGTAATTTTCCATCCTGTACAAAAGTCTCTTAATAGATTAATACAGATTGATTATACAGTAAGAGTACAAAGTTTAACTGGATTTAACGAGGGATAATTAAATGGCATATACATTAAATTTTACTGACAGTGCTAATAAAAATCCAATTACAGTAGATGATCAAACAATCAATACTGAAACTAGTATAAGTCTACCAGGAAAAAACAGTACAGGATATGGGCAAATAATTTCACAAGACTTGCTTTATCTTTTAGAAAATTTTGCAGGATCAACAGAACCATCAAGAGCAGTTGAAGGACAGTTATGGTATAACAATGATACTAATCAGTTGTTAATTTATGATGGAACACAATGGGTACCTTCAGGAGGATTAATAAAAAATATTAGTCAACCTGATCCAACAGAAGCACTAGATGGTGATTTATGGGTTGATACTGACAATCAACAACTATACCTCTTTTCAGGATCTACTTGGATACTTGTAGGGCCTACATTTAGTGAAGGACTATCAACAGGTACATTCCCTACAACAATTGTAGGACAAGATAACGCAGAATATACCGTTTTAGAAGTACAAGTTAGAGCACAAGTTGTTGCAATTATCGCTTTTGATGAATTTGTTCCTAAAGCAACAATACCAGGATTTGCTGCAACAACAATAAAGCCAGGCATTAACTTAGCACTTCGAGACACAGACGGTGATGGTATTAATAATGTTAAGTTTTATGGAACAGCTGAAAAAGCCGAAAGTTTAATTATTAACGATCTTGCAATACCTGCAGGTAACTTTTTAAGAAGTGATGCAGAATCTACTACGACATTTCCTCTAAATGTACAAAATAACACAGGTATAGCATATGGCATAAACGCCGAAATGAATATCGGCATAGAAGGCAGTGCTGGTGTGTTACAGCATAACATTGAGGGGTCTAATGTTGACATAAGAGTAAGAAACAGCGGAGCAAACAGAACTGTACTTCGTGTTGATTCTAATCTTAGGGTTGGCATAAACAATGTAGCTCCTGATGAAGCACTTGATGTTACAGGAAATGCATTAGTAAGCGGAATCATTAAAACAAATGATATTACTGAAAGTACAGGAATAAGTGACGGAGCTCTAATTGTAAAAGGCGGAGCAGGAATTGCAAAAAGTCTTAACGTAGGTGAAAACGCTTTAATACAAAAAACCTTAACTTTGGGTAACATTGACTTAGTTGTGGACGAATTAGAAAGTGATGTATTACTACCTGACAGCAATAATACTAGAGATATAGGAAGAAGTGATTTAAGATTCCGTAGAATGTATGCAACTACGTTTATAGGTAATTTAGAAGGTATTGTGTCTGGTAACGTTTCGGGTAAAGCAGGTAGCGCAGATAAACTAACGTCTGCAACAACGTTTCGTTTACAAGGCGATGTAGAAACAGTAGAAAATAGCTTCGACGGACAGACTGGCGGCGGCCTTAAAAACTTTGAAGTTACAATTAAAAACAGTTTAATTTCGGGTAAAACACAAATTACAACCAGTCAATCAGATGATGAATTTATTATTAATAGAACATCTGGAGATACAGGATTAAAAAGGATCAGTAGAGCGTCACTTTTTGATTCTATAAGTGGATTAACTCCTATAGGTTCTATTATGCCATATGCAGGTACAGCAGAACCATCAGGGTGGAAATTTTGTAATGGTCAAGAATTAGCACAAGGTGTATACGGTGCTTTATTTTCTATATTAGGTTTTACCTACGGCGCAGAAATAGAAACAACAGCAGGGTTTTTTAAAGTTCCTGATTTGAGAGGTAGATTCCCAATGGGTAATCTATCTATGGGCGGATCTGCTCCTGCTATTACATCTCCAGATACTAGAAACAGAGATGCAAATGCAAGTGTACTTGGAGCAGCAAGCGGTAACGATCAAGTTACAATAGATGTAGAAAATCTGCCAGAACACGAACATGATATGAAAGATCCGAGCGGTAGACAATTTTTTGCTTATAGAGAAGAAATATCTCCGGGTACCGATCCAGCAGGAGTTTCTAACGCTAAACTTACACCAGGACCTGATGAACTTAGTGAAAGATTATCAAACACTGGCGGTATTAGACTTGATATAGATCCATTAAACCCTATAACTTCGTTAGGAGAAGAGTTGAATATTATGAATCCATATCAAACAATTAACTATATTATCTATACAGGAAGAGTTGGGGCATGAGTTATAGAATAAACAAAACAGACGGATCGCTTTTAGTAGAACTTGTAGATGGTATAATTGACACTGCTACAACTGATTTAAGTCTAGTAGGAAAAAATTACAAAGGTTACGGTGAAGCATTTAATGAAAATTTTGTAGCACTACTTGAAAACTTTGCTGCAACAAGTGCTCCTGCTAATCCTTTAAAAGGCCAACTTTGGTATGATACTAGTGATAATAGATTAAAACTTTACAACGGTACTACATTTAGAATAGCAGGCGGTCCAATTGTAGCACCTGACAGACCTGCCAATCCTGTCGAAGGAGATCTTTGGATCGACAATAATAATCGAAAATTCCATATGTATGATGGGACTGCTTGGACAGAAGTTGGACCTAGTTATACTTCAGGACAAGGTAAAACTGGGTTAGAAGCATATACAATGGTAGATACTTCAGGCCAGGCTAGAATTGTTATAATGAAATACATAGGTGGAGTTTTAGCCGGCATATATAGCAGACAGGAATTTACACCTGCAAGCTCATATGTTATTGCTCCATATGAAGTAGGTCGAGCTGTTAAAATAGGTTTTAATCCTGTGTACACAGATGATTTTAAATATCATGGAACTGCTACGAATGCAGAAAATCTTGTAGATACTCAGGGTAACACATTTTCTTCTGTGGACTTTGTCAGAACTAACGAAAGAGACGATTCATTAAATGCTATTGAACAGTCGATGATAGGCAATTTATTTGTAAAAGGATCGAGTGGAGTAAAGATTGGTGTAGGTAGTACAGACTATGCACATTTCAAAGTTATTTCTGGAACCACAAAAAGTGCAATAGAAACTGTACAAACCAATTATGATCTGGCTTTAAGAGTAAGAAAAGGCAGTGATCAGATTGATGCAATTCTTATTGACACTAGCGAATCTAAAGTAGGTATTTTTAACAGTACTCCTAGTTACACTCTTGATGTCACAGGAACAGGACATTTTACAAGTAATGTTATAATAGACGGTGATTTAACAGTAAAAGGTGACTCATCCTATTTTAATGTTTCTACATTACGTGTAGAAGATCCTAATATAGAACTTGGTTTATTAGACGATAGTACAGAAGGTGATGATACAAATGCGGACGGCGGCGGCATCACTTTGAGATCTACTAACGGGTCTAAAGACTTACATTGGATACAAGCAACTTCTTCATGGACATCTAACCAACACTTTAATTTACGAGCAGGTAAAGAATATAGAATTGATGACACAACTATTTTAACAAAAACTAGAATAGGAACAACTGTTACATCGGCTCTAGGATTGACACAAATAGGAACGTTGACTAGTCTAAGTATTTTAAATGATTTGACGCTAACAGGTAATATTGTTAATAGCGGTGCAATGAACATAGACACTGGCGGTACTATAACATTTAGTGGGGTAAGACTAAACGGAGTAGATACACCAACAGCAGCAGATGATGCAACTACTAAAGCATATGTTGATAATCTTGTTGCAACAATACCAACAAACTTTAGCCTTGACATTACAGGGTTAAGCAATCCAAATCCTCCCGGTACAGGGCAAGGACCATTGGATGATGTAAAAGCAATCTTAACAAGTATTGCACCAGTTGGCACTCCTCAGAACGGCAGTATTGCAAAAGTACATTGTACTTCATATACAGGTGCTACAGTTACAGGAATTCCTGTAACAGTTACAACAGATCCAGATAGTTCTGGAACACTTATGAAGTCTTATACAAATGCTGCAACAGTGCAGCCTGCAGGAAACGCTAATGATGTAGGATCAGAAAGTGTTGTATCAGATATTGCTGCTGCTAACACTACGTCTGGAGCAGTTACACTTGTACCAGATAGATACACTATGACATTTGAAGTGCAAAGTGGTGCGTGGGTACACACGGGAACAGCTAATTATCCGTAATACGCTAAATACAGTACGCAAGGGGTTTAATAAACATGGCATATACGATTAATAGATATAACAACGCAACACTTACTGTTGTAGAAGACGGCACAATTGATCAAACCACTGATTTAAAATTGGTTGGTAAAAATTATGCCGGATACGGTGAAATACAAAACGAAAACTTTGTATTTTTATTAGAAAATTTTGCAGGATCTAATCAACCGCCCAAAGCAATAAGTGGACAGGTTTGGTTTGATAGTGGAAACTCAAAATTAAAATTTTTCGACGGAACAAAATGGCGTACCACAGGGGGTGCAGAAATTGCATCTTCTCAACCAGCAGGATTAGCCGAAGGCGATTTTTGGTGGGATACAGCTAACGAACAATTATATGCTTACAATGGCGCAGATTTTATACTAGTAGGACCCCAAGATGCCGGTGACGGTGTTACACAAATGCAAAGCCGTACTGTAAGAGATAATTTAACCCCTTCCAATGCTAGAAGTATTATTGCTGCTACTATTAATGATGAAGTAGTTTTTATAATTAGCGGCGCAGAATTTACAATAGATAGCTCAGACGCTGAAAATGCCATAGCTGGATTTGACGTTGTTAGAAAAGGTGTTACTTTAAAGAATACAACCAATGCAACTGGCGGCGTAACAAGTGGAACAGAAAGATATTGGGGCACAGCATCCAATGCACTTAAATTAGGCGGTATTGATGCAGCAAACTATGTAGTAACAGGAACTGGTACTACTGAGTTTACTGAAGTTGTGAACTTCCGTAATGATGCAGGTATTGCTATAGGTAATGGATTAGATCTAAAGTTGTTTATTGAAAACGACAACGAAGGTGTAATTGCAAATGATGTAGGTACAAAATTAAAATGGAGATTACGTTCTAGCGGTGTTGCCACAAACGTGATAGAACTTAATCCAGGACAGGTATTGCCTGGTAGAAATGCAGCTGATACTGGAGTAGAAAGTGTAACACTTGGTGCTTCAGGAAGTCCATTTACAAATGTTTATGCAACAACATTTACAGGCACAGCAACCCAAGCAAATTCTATTGTTGTTAGTGGAATAGCAAGATCTCCTGCTGTTGATAGTGCAGGTGTAGGATCGGGTAACACTGTTGCAATTAGAGATGCTAGTGGTAATTTAAATGCTGTACTGTTCCAAGGTACAGCAACAAGCGCAAGATATGCTGACTTGGCAGAAAAATATACAACAGATCAAGAATATCCAATTGGTACAGCAATGTGTGTAGGCGGTGATGCTGAAACTACTGCTGCAAAATCTAGCACAATGTGCATCGGAGTCATATCTGCAGAGCCTGCTTACTTAATGAACAGCGAATGTGAAGGACAAGCAATTGGTTTAAAAGGTCGTGTTCCTGTAAGAGTTAAAGGAGCAGTCAATAAAGGTGATGCAGTTTATGCTTGGGAAGACGGGATTTGTACAACTGTAATGACTAGCGGACTTGTTGGTATTGCACTAGAATCGAGCACTGAAGAATCAGAAAAATTAATTGAATGTGTTTTAAAAGTATAAATACTACAAGTTAAATACGTAGTTATTAGGAGTTGAGCATGGCAAAATCTGCAGGCGATAAAATTACAGAATTAGATTATAATACGTTACAAAGCAGCGTAGCTTCAATTTTAGGATCACCTGCAGGAAGCACTGATACTACAGCTACTGGTTACAATCAAGCGGTATCAAGCGCCCAAGTTTCAGTAGGCAATTCCATTACAGAAGCTCAATGGGATAATTTACGATCTGATATTACAAAGTGTTATACACACCAATTTGGTACTGCTCCTACAATAACAAACGTTACAACATCTACTACTATTGGTGCAACAGAATACAATCAATATGAAGCTCTTGTAACAACAATTAGTGGAGACCCTAATAGATATACTGTTGCTGCCGGACAATTTAGTTTAGTTGCAGGACAAACTGCTACGCTTGCTGCCGGGTGGAACGGTGTAAGAACTCATCAATTTACTGCAAGTTTTTCTAGTGCTACAGAAGCAAAAGCGTTCTTTAATGCTGGCGGCGAAGTACGTATAGATTTAGTAATGACATATACTGGATCAGAACAAAAAACACTAGACTGGCAAGCTATGATGGCTGCTATCAATACTATTAAATTTGGCTACAAACAAACTTTGTCAGCTGCTGATGCAGATACAAATGCAAACGGCTATTATGATATCGTTTCTAGTGGAACTACTTGGGTGCAAGTTGCAACTGAGCCTGGAACAAGTCCTTATGCTGAAAACGATATTTTAATATACGTTAGGGCAAACTCCGGTGCTCAACTAGAGTTTAGAGTAGAATTGCGTGATGACGATGCCGGCGACCAACGACCTGGCACACCACCTTTAGGCCCAGCAGAAGACGAAAATGTTAATGGTGCTACAACTAGTACAATCACAATAAAACAACCGTCAGGAGCAAATGTTAGCGTGCCGGCACCCACAATTGCATTTGCAGCAGGAAATCAGTTCTCATAATCACTTGACAAACTTTTATAATTGTAGTACAATAACTATAATTATAGGAGTTTCTTATGGACGAACGTTTAAAAAAAGCACTTGATTTTTCCAATTATATGATTACGTTGAACAACCAGCGTAGTTTGATCCAAGAAAAATTTAAAGAACAATCTATCCATTACTATAATGGTGGTAAATTTAGTGTTACTAGAGAGTTAGTAGCATTTGTGCAAGGACTAATTTCTTTAAATCAAACCAGCACAGTATTAATTGATGATAATGAAATTCCTGTACAGATTGAAGATCTAGAACAATTTAGTATAGATCTATACAGCACATATTTTGAAGCAGCAAATAATTATCTAACAGAATATAATAATATAAAGAAAAACAGATCAGTTGAAGGTTTAATTAATCTATGACGCAAGGTGTTTTATTATTTGCACAAAATAATAGCCATATAGATTATGTTAAGCAAGCTCAATTTTGTGCCAGTCGTATTAAAAAATATCTACAGTTACCTGTTTGTTTGGCAACTGATAATTTAGAATACCTAAAACAAAATTATAAAAACTATAAAGTCTATTTTGACGAAATAGTCGAATTACAGAGACATCCTGTTAATTATAGGAAAAAGTTTAGAGACGGGTTATATAGCGAAAAAACACTAGAATGGCGAAATCTTAGCAGGGCAGATGCATGGGATGTAACACCATTTGCTAAAACTATAGTAATGGATACAGATCTAATTATAGGTAACAACACATTATTAAAAGCGTTTGACTACAACCAAGAATTTTTAATTGCAAAAGAATCTATAGATATTAAGACAAATAGATATATCTCAGAATTAAAACGCATAAGCGATAGAAGCATAGATATGTATTGGGCTACTTTGTTTTATTTTGAAAAAACAGATAATACTAAACTTCTATTTGATTTAATAAAACATATTAGAGATAATTGGAGTTTTTATAGACTTACTTATAAGATCATAGAGAAAAAGTTTAGAAATGATTTTGCATTTAGTATAGCAATACATATTATTAATGGATTTAAAAAAACAAACTGGCCCTTAAACATGCCAGGAAATTTATGGCATACATTAGATAGAGACATTTTAATAGATATAAAAGATGATAAATTTACTTTTTTGTTAGAAAAAGATTGGGAATATCATGCTGCAAGTGTATCACAACTTAATGTGCATGTAATGAACAAATTTAGTTTGAACAGGATTATTGATGAGCAACTCTAAAGGTTTTTGCATTCTTGCACAAAATAACAATAAAACTGATTATGTAAGACAAGCATATTCTCTTGCATGCAGTATCCATAAATTTAATTCTAATCAAAAGGTTACACTCATAACAAACGATAATGTGCCAGACGAATACCTGTCTGTTTTTGATAATATTATTTCTATACCATGGACAGATCAAGCAAACAATACAGATTGGAAAATAGAGAACAGATGGAAAGTATACCATGCAAGTCCTTACGATCATACAATAGTAATGGATGCAGACATGTTAGTATTACAAAATATAGAACATTGGTGGAATTATTTAGAAAAACGAGAATTATTTTTTACTACAAATGTAAAAACATACAGAGGCGAGCTTGCTTCTAGTAGGTATTATCGTAAAGTTTTTGATTCTAATAATTTACCCGATTTGTATAGTGCGTTTTATTATTTCAAAAAAGGCGATTTTGCAAAACAGTTTTTTATTTTACTAGAACTGGTTATGATTAATTGGGAATATTTTTACGGTAAATTTGCACCTGTTGATTATCAAAAATGGTGTAGTGTAGATGTAAGTTGCGCACTAGCATCTAAAATGTTAGGCATTACAGATGAAATAACTGATAAAAATAGTCCAATTTCATTTGTGCATATGAAACCTAGATTACAAAACTGGAAACATATACCTGAAAAATGGACTTATGCATTAGACTGTTATATGGATGAAAATGCTAGACTTATGATTGGTAATTTTAGTCAAACAGGCGTGTTACATTATGTAGAAGATGACTTTTTAACAGACAAAGTTATAAGCAGGATACAAAAATGAGTTTTTACATTTACTATGATAAAGATACTGGAAGTATACGTGGCTTAACAAACGAACTAAATCAGTCTCTTGGTGAAAACTATATAGATACTGACTTCGAAACTTATAATAAATTTAGTGATGGGATTTATAAATTTCATGAATGGGGCGTATTTTCTAGTCCGAAGAATGAAGAAGTTACACAGCTAGTAAAAAAGGTGCAAGAAGAAAAAGAATTTGATCCTGACAAAAGTATAAAACAGATTAAAAAAGTATTACAAGCAACAGAGAATGCTTTTTTAATAACGCAGGATACAAAAAATAGCAAATGGAATATAACTACAACATTAGATGACAAGCATTTAATTTATTACAGCCAAACTTCTGGTTATGCAAATCAAAAAAAGCAAATTTTTGTTATAAAGGAAGACGATCCTACTTTGTTACTGGATAGTTTCTATATAGAATTTAAAGACTTATTGACAAACAACGAATATGATGTTAAAGTATATAATAAAGATATTGCTAAAAGATCTGATATTAGCTTGATTTGTTCTCGGGTCGATGAAGAATATTTACACATAGTGAGATAAAATGAAAAAATTTAAAGTTATTGATTATGATATAGTCTATTTGTCATATGACGAACCAAATGCAGAAAAGAACTATGCAGATTTATGTAGTAAAGTGCCTTGGGCTAAACGTGTACACGGTGTAAAAGGCTCAGATGCTGCGCACAAGGCCTGTGCAGAGTTAAGTGAAACAGATCGCTTTATCACTGTTGATGGCGACAATATTGTAGATCCTAATTTTTTACAACAAGAAATAGATTTTGAAGAACATACTGATCTAGAAAATAGTGTTATCAGTTGGTGCGGACAAAATATTATTAACGGATTAATGTACGGCAATGGCGGATTAAAATGTTGGCCTAAAGAATATGTGTTAAACATGCGTACACATGAGAATGCAGATGCAGGAGATGGAACAAACCAAGTTGATTTTTGCTGGGACAACAATTATATACAAATGACTAGTTGTTATAGCGATGTATACAATAATGCTACTCCGCAGCAGGCCTGGCGAGCTGGTTTTCGCGAAGGCGTTAAAATGGCACTAGACAGAGGTGTTAAACCTACTAAAGAACAATTCCTTAACGGTCATTGGAAAAACTTGCATATGTTATTTGTATGGACTATGATAGGTTCTGATGTAGAAAACGGGTTATGGGCAATATACGGTGCAAGACAAGGACTGTATATGACAATGTGTACAGATTGGGATTATGTTAATGTGCGTGATTTCGAATATCTTAACGAGATGTGGCAACATGAAAAACAAAAAGAAGATGGATTGTTAATACAAATACAAGCATTAGGCAATGATCTTATCAGCGAATTGAATATTCCTATTGATCCTAATCCGTTATTACCAAGACAAAGCCAGTTTTTTAAAACAGTTTATCAAACTCCTACTCGTAAACGCAGGAATAAGTTTGTGATCGATCCAGAATGACTGATAACATAAAAGGTGATGAAACAAAAATACTAGAACAAACACATATTTCTAAGTATTTTGATAGCAGTAAGGATTTGCTACAAGGATTAAACAAGGTTAGTCCTAGTTTTTGTTTGGCTAAATGGTATAGTGTAAGTTTACATTTACCTACAGGTAAAACGCATAGCTGTTATCATCCACCAGCACACAATATACCTCTTCAAGAATTACAAGAAACTCCTGATGCATTACACAATACGCAATACAAAAAAGAACAACGTGCTAAGATGCTTGCAGGAGACCGTCCTAAAGAATGCGAATTTTGCTGGGCACTAGAAGATCAAGGAAATATAAGCGATCGTGCATATAGAAGTTTTGATGTATACGAACCTGGACTTATAGAAGCAGCACAAAATGATGAAAATCCTAAACCTAAATATCTAGAAGTAAATTTTAATCAAGCATGTAATTTAAAATGTGCATATTGCAGCCCTCATTTGTCAACAGAATGGCATAAAGAAGTTAAAAAATTTGGAGCATACGAATTAGATGGATTTAAACATAATGATCCACTTTGGGTAGACAGTTTAGGCATAAACAATGCACCTAACAATCCTTATGTACAGGCATTTTGGGAATATTTTCCTGAAGTATATCCTACATTAAAAACTTTCCGTATGACAGGTGGCGAGCCGCTAATGGATAAAAATACATTCCGTGTATTTGACTATGTAAAGCAAAATCCAAAAAAGGATTTACAGCTGTCTATAACTAGTAATTGCTGTCCGCCAGGTGATCAATGGAATAAATTTTTAACAAGCCTTAAAGAAATAACAGATCAAGATGCAGTGGATCATTTTATGTTATTTTGTAGTTTAGATAGTTGGGGCAAACAAGCAGAATATATACGAAATGGGATGGATTTTAATTTACTGTATAAAAACATTACAGCGTATTTGCAAAATATGCAAAAACACAGTTTAACATTTATTGTAACTGCAAATTTGTTAAGTTTGCCTAATTGGTTAGAATATATGGAACAAATACTAAAACTTAGGAAAAGTTATAATAGCGACAGGCAGTTAATTTGGTTTGATACTCCTATGCTGCACGATCCTAAATGGTTAAGTATGAAACTTGCTACACCTGAAATGTTAAAACCTTTGCTAGAAAGTATAGACTTTATGGAATCTAACAAAGAAACAGTGCATAACAGGTTTAAAGGTTTTAAGGATTATGAAATTGATAAAGTCAAACGACTGTACGAATGGGCAAAAGAACCGTTAAATACTCAAGAAGAAGTGAGTGCGATGAAAAATTTTGATCTATTTTTTAAACAGCACGATATTAGGCGTAACACAGATATACGAAAAACTTTTCCAACCCTATTAGACTTTATAGAGAAATGTAGGTTATTAAATGAGTAGAGACGAAAGAGTAGATGCAGTAGCAAAAAGACTAAATGCTGTAGGACCTGGGTTTTGCGCAATGAAATGGTTGCATCAAACTCTATATTTGCACACAGGAGATAATCATAGTTGCTATCATCCTCGACCTCATCATATTCCATTAAAGGAAATAGAAGCTGATCCTAGTGCATTGCATAATACAGAATGGAAAAAACAACAGCGTAAGACTATGCTTGAAGGAGGAAGACCAGACGAGTGTTATTACTGTTGGAATATTGAAGACCTAGAAGGCGAACATTTGAGTGATCGAATGTTTCACAGTGCAAGTAATTTTGCTGTAGACGAAATTGAAAACTTAGCAAAACTACCGTGGGATGCTCCTATTAATCCTCGTTATTTAGAAGTCTCTTTTGGTAATGGATGTAATTATCGTTGTGGATATTGCTGTCCTCAAGCAAGTACACTATGGATGGACGAAATTAAAAAACATGGAAATTATGATCTAACATACAATCAATATGGTATTGAATTTTTAGAGAACGGTACATACTATGGTCCTAAAGATGACAATCCTTATGTAGAAGCGTTTTGGAAATGGTGGCCAAGCCTTAAAAAAGATTTATGGACGTTACGTATTACCGGCGGCGAACCTCTAATGAATCCAGGTGCCATGCAGTTCTTTGATTTATTAGAAAAAGAACCAGCGCCTCAATTAGATATTAGCATAAACAGTAACTTAGGTGTAACTACTGCAAAAATGGATCGTATGTATGATCGTATAGAAAGTCTTTTAGAACAGAAAAAAATTAAGAAATTTACAATGTTTACGAGTATTGATACATGGGGACCACAAGCAGAATATATGCGTACAGGCTTACAACTAGAACATTGGGAAAGAAATCTCAAAGAAGCATTGCGCAGAGGATTTGAAGTTAGTCTAATGTGTACATTTAATGTTTTATGTGTAACTAATTATAAAAGTTTAATGCATAAGATGATAGAATGGCGAGAAGAATTTGGAATGGATGCTATTCGCTTTGATGTACCATATTTGAAAGAACCGCCTCACTGGATGATTAATATATTACCGGAAAGTTTTATTCCTTATATGGATGATACACTAAAGTTTATTGACGATAATATGGATAAATTTAAACCACAAGAATATGAAAAGTTTAAACGTGTTACTAATTACATGAAGACAAATCCTGTAGATCCTGCAAAAATACATCAAGGGCAAAGAGACTTTTATAGTTTTTTTACTGAAAATGATAAACGTTTGGGCACTAACTTATTAGAAACATTTCCGGAATATACAGAGTTTTATAACTACTGTAAAGGAGTTTATGAATCATATGATAAATGATAAAAATAAACACAGTTGGTGTGTAAATGCATACCATGCTATGAGCGGTATGAATAATGGTACAACAAAAATTTGTTGTATGCACCGCCCTTTAGAACATAATATGACTCTTGGGAATGATAGCATAGAATCTATTATGCATAAAAAAGAGTTTAAAAGAATACGCAAAGCTCTATCAAAAGGTGTTAGACACGAAGGTTGCAGATTATGTTGGGAAGAAGAAGATGCAGGTCGGCAATCTAAAAGACTAAGAGATAATGAAAGATATGAATGGGAAATAAAAACAGGACAAATTGAACCATACAACGGTCTTGCAAAAGTAGAATTAAATCTAGGCAATACATGTAATCTTGCATGTAGAACATGCAAAGCCTCTATTAGCAGCGGATGGTACAAAGAAGAATATAATGTATACAAAAAACAAGATGGAGTGTCATTTAAAGATTTTTCCGACAATTTAAAAAAATACAATATGACTTATGCTGATGACAGTCCTTTCTGGCAAGATATTGAAAGTCATCTTCCTACTATAAAACAATTTGATTTTTACGGCGGCGAGCCGTTTATGATTAAAAAACAATGGAAACTATTGGAAAAAGCAGTCGCTCTCGGTTATGCTAAAGATATAGAACTACACTATAATACAAATGGAACGCATTGGCCTAAAGAAGTTGAATTATGGAAAAACTTTAGGAGCGTTAACTTGAGCTTTAGCATAGACGGAACAGAAGATCAATTTGAATATATGCGGTATCCTGCAAAATGGGATCTAGTAAAGCAAAATATGCAAAAGGCAATTGAGCTTAACAATGAAAATGGTAATATGAGTATAAGCTGGTGTGTAACTATCAGCAATACAAATATTTTTGATTTACACAATGTTATTGATCATTGGTATAAAAATTATTCTCATATAGGGTTGTATTTAAATTTAGTACACAATCCTAGATATTTTAATATATCAATTATGCCAGAATACGCAAAACAAATAGCAATTAAAAATTTAGAAACAAATGTTCCTCAAAACAACAAAAAAGCATGGCATTATCTTACAGGTATAATAAATTTTATAAAACAAGGAACACCTGATGATAAAGAATGGAACGAATTTATTACAAAACTAGAGATACACGACAAATATAGAAAGCAAGATGCAAAAAGCACATGGCCTAATTTGAAAAAAGTACTGGAGCATAAATGAGTGCATTTTGGAAGTTTGAAGAATTAGATCAACTTCATATAGAACTTACAAATGGTTGTAATGCTGCTTGCCCAATGTGTGTTCGTTTTATGAATAGCAGTCCTCTTACTCGTCCTGATCTTAAAATACAACAAATTACATTAGATAAATTTAAAAAATGGCTTACTCCTGATATTCTTACCAAGTGTAAGTTAGTTTTATTTTGTGGAGTACACGGAGATCCTTGTGTCGCAAGAGATTTTTTAGAAATATGTGAATATATATCTGAAGTAAGTCCTAACACAAAGGTTGATGTAAACACAAATGGAGGCATGCGTACTCCCGATTGGTGGGACAAAGTAGGTAATTTATTTGCAAATAAAAAAGAACAAGGCTGGAACATTACGTTTAGCATAGATGGTTTGCAAAGAACAAATCATTTATATAGGCGTAATGTTGTTTGGGAAAAACTACTGCAAAATGTTAAAGCGTACAATAAGTATAATAATATTAGTACGTGGGATTTCCTTGTATTTGCACACAATGAGCATGAAGTACACAAGGCTAAAAAAACTGCTAAGAAGATTGGATTTACTTATTTCATTCCAAAAAAAGCATTAGGAGTAGATAATGGTACAAGTCTAAAAGCTATGGGTGCTTTGAATAAAAAAGGCACATTAGATTATTGGATACATGCACCAAAAAATCCTGAATATAGGAATTTAGAAAATCCTATAGGTGAAGAGGAATATACCAGCTGGGAATTTAGTCCAGAAGAATACTGGAAAATGAAAAATCTTAAAGCAAAAAAGAAAACTTTTACAGATCAAGTAGGAACAGTCTACGAAGAAAAAATACACGGAAAAGAATTTGGCACACACGATACTTGCAAAATATTCTGTAAAAGCCAAAACCGTAGAGAAGATCAAAAAATCTACAAAGAAGTTTTTATAGATTGCAGTGGTATAGTAATGCCTTGCTGTTATCTAGCTACCCATTTAAACAGCACATACACTAGTTTAGAAACATTACAAGTGCATAATCATATGAATAATTATGGTTGGGAAAAGTTCGACCTTCATAATTACTCACTAAAGGAAATTCTAGAACAAGAACATTTAGATAGGGTTTTTGCAGACACTTGGGATAAACCTAGTGTAGCAGAAGGTAAAACTTTGTTTTGTAGTATGACCTGTGGTCGTTATAGTGACATTGACAGAATTTTTTCTCATGAAAGTGTAGCGAACGAGGCAAAATTTAGTGATAAGCGTTGTGAAATTAAAGAATTTCATGAAAAAAATAATAAGGAAGATAAATGAAATTATTTGCATACGGTTGTAGTTTTACATATGGTTCCGAATTAGCAGATGCCGACTTTGCTAATATGTCAATTAAAGATACAGATTTGGAAAAAGTAAAACTAGGAGAACGAGGTTTCTATCATAAGTATGTTGAAAGAATAAACAAAAAAGAAGAATATCGAGACTTAATGTTTAAAAGATCGTATGCTCAATATATTGCAAATTCTTTAGGGTTAGAATCTTATATAAATAGAGCCCGTCCGGGCGGAAGTAATACTTACATGTTTTATCGTATTATGCAAGATATTAATTCTGGTATAATTGAGAAAGATGATATAATTTTTGTAGGTTTTACAAGTTTAAATCGATATACTTGGTACGATAAAAATTCTAATGAATTTATCCCAACGACTGTTGCTGGAGGTCCTTGGCCTAATGCTAAATTTCAAAAACAATACATATTAAATGTATCTGATAAAGAATATATATTAAACGGTATACAAACCTATTATGCTATAAAAGAAATTACAAAAGAGTTTAGATTTTTCTATCAAACAACCCAATGGCCATACACTCATACTTATAATCATTTTAACGCTGGTATGGAGTTTTGGAAAATTTTAAAAGAAATAGATGACAATTCGTTGTTACCCGAAACGTGCTTGTTTTACGATATGCCTAAACCCAACGAATGGAAAAAATATTCGCATGCTTTCGG